AGAGGTGTAGTCGTGGGCGCAATATTGTTGGGGTTAAGAATATTTTCTGCTTGGCTTTTTGCGTCCATGCCAAGGTTTGGAACATTGCCGGTGGTTGTTGCCGGACCATTTCCAATTCCAAAACTTGATAGGCCGCTGTCGATTGCTCCCGCCGTTGCCCCAGCAAAATTTGGCCCACCGTTCAAAGAAGAAAGCGAATCTTTTGCAAGACTTGGAAGCCCAGTTGAATTAAACACCATGGCAGTGAGCCGTGGGTCCATTTTTGTTTCTTTGGCAATGTAAGAATTTAACGCGCTAGTAGCCCAACCTGCTAATCCGCTTCCATAGTCACCATTGAATGCCGCTTGGAACAATGAGGACGGTACACCTAATGCAGACGCAACCCTATCGCCCACTACGCCAGCAATTGCTTGACCGGGCGTCATTTTTCCAGATATTAAATTTGCCACAAATTGAGCTATGCCGTAACCGGGAATGAAATTTTTTGCCGCATCAAGAACTTTGCTGAGAACATTCCCGAAATCAGTCGCAGCAACAACGCTGTTTGCGTCTTGCCCGGGCTCGTTGTATGTCAAACCCGGTATCGGATTGCCATCGCCGCCCATCACAGTAAGCCCAGTTCCGGGCATGTTATTTAGGTTGACCCCAGTCAAGTCTCCAGCTTTCAACGCCTGCATCATCTTGGCTTCGCCATAGCTTATGGCGCTGTTGCCGGGGTCCCCTGTATATCCAAGAAAACTGGCAATTGGTATGTTGGTGCCTTGCGTGGTTACATCTTTCACCGGATTATTTTTGCCGCCACTCATTTGAATGGTTTGGCTGGTCAACCCAGAAGCACGGGCGGCATCCAAAGCATTGGTGACATTGGTTCCGACATTTGGGCTGTTGACGTTGTACTGCTCACCCGGTTTAGCCAATGCGGTTTGCTTATCGGTTTCGACATTGGCAAGGAAGTTGCGCACGGTTTCTTGATTGGCAAGCGCTTGTTGATTTTCCGGCGTGGTCTTAAAACCTTCGGCAAGAGCCGCCAAAGGACTGACAGCGGCTGGCGTTTCAGCAGGAGCTGGCGCAGTAGGCAAAGGCCCGGTTCCCACATTGAGATCCAATTTGGGGCCGTTGTATTCAGTTCCAAGGCCAGTTCCTACATTGAGATTCAATGCAGGACCGTTGTATTCATGCCCGACTACACCGGCGGGTGTTTCTGATATAGGCTGTCTTGCAGCTTCAGCGGCAACAGCTTCCGCCGCTGCTTTATTTGCAGCTACTTTGGCCTCGGCATCCTGCCGCATTTGCGCGTCTCTTGCGTCTTGCGCTGCCTGCGCTTCAGCCCGCGCTTGCGCTTCAGCCTGCCTATTGGACTCTGCTATTGCCTGCCTGTTTGCCTCTGCTTGCGCAGCGGCTTGTGCTTGTGCAACAGCTTGTGCAACAGCTTGCGCGGCAGCGGCTTGGGATTCGCCTTCATTGCTGTCATTGGCCCCGCGCCCGCCGTAACCGCCATTGCCTCCATCGCCGCCGCCCATGCCTTGGCTGCCGCCGCCTGCGCCTTCTCCACCGCCACCAGAACCATCAGGCATGTCTATCTCCGCAACGAGTTATTGAGGGCAAAAGCCCAATCTTGCCATGTCTCAAACAGGCGGCTATCCGGCGCACCGACGAATCGACCAATACCGGACAAGCCATCGGCCCAATCGCGCCAGCGGTCTTCTTCAATGGTCCCGAGTTGGTTGGCCGCAAATAGCTCTGCCATGCGCGCGCACCAGTAGTCCCACGTCATACCGCGTGGGTCGTAGACCTGCTTGGAGTCGATGATGGGGATCATGGGTTGCCCGTGGAGCGCACATCGCCGGTGGTGAGGGACAATAACACCCGTCCGGTCTGGTACGTGCCGTTGTAGGTGTTTGATTCAAACCGCAACCGCATCTCGCGGCGTTGCTCACGCATGTCAATCTTGAGCGTGTTGGGCGAAAACGTGTACGGATTAGAGTTCACCACGACATCTTCGGCATAGCCTTGGCCGGTGACCACTACGGTCATGTCGCCGACCTGCACAAAGTCCGGCTCGATGCGTTCGATGCGGGTCCACAAATTGTCGCCGGGCTGTTGCTTGCTGCCCACCAAACCGCCCAGTGTGCCGACGCTGAAGGTCTCAAAGTAGCTCTGGACCGCATCCACATTGGTCAAGTAAATCTGGTCGTAGCCGGTCTCGTGCTGCCAAAGGGTGTAGGTATTGGCGCTGTTGACCTCGTTGCCCGCCCAGATGGGTTTTGGGAACACCTCAGAGAACACACCGGCAGATCGGCGTGCGCCCAGTGCCTGCCCGGCGTCATACCAGCACTTATCGCGCACGTTGTAGATGATGGCGTCGGTGCATTCGGTCGCATCGCCCTTGGGGTAAAACCACCAGATCTCGCCGTACCGTGGAATCTTGGTCGCCCAGACCTTCTGGCGCTGGGTGTAGTTCACGTTGTCGAAAAAGTAGTTTTGGTTGTTGTCGTTCTGGATTTCCTGCACCACGCCGTTGTAGGCAAGAAACCGGTCCACGCCGCACCAGTAAAAGATGCCGTCGTACTCAATCACGCTGCTGGATGACATGATGGATGTCTGGCTGCTCACCAAGTCATAGGCCCAGTAGTAGTTCACGCCGCCCGAGCTGGAAGGCTGGAAGCTCACGCGGATTAGCGCATCAGCAGCCCAGAACAGGCCGCTGGGCGATGTTGAACCGCCCCGGATGGGTAACCCCTTGACAATCTTGCCGGTGGCCACGTTGGTCGCATTGGAGTCCGGTGAGACCCAGTTCGCAAAGTCACCGGCACTGGAGTTCTGGATCAGGCCGTTGTTGCCATACACGAACAGGTACGGGTGGATTACCACGCACCCGCCGGAGACGGCGATGTTGTTGTCGAAGGTCGCGGTGATGGTCGCAGAACCGGTGGCCGCAGCCGACATTACCACGGCAGTGCCGGTGACCGATACCACGGTCGTGCCTGCCGGGACGCCCGTTCCGCTGATGCTTTGCCCCGCCCCGACGCGCACATTGGCCGCTGACAAGGTAAATGTGGTCGTGTTATTGGTCGTGCCGACGGCGGTGAACAGGCCGACTTTGGACAGCGATGGCGCGGCGGTGTAGGTCAGGCCAGTCGGGGTTCCGGCGGTCGTGGTGATGGCCGAACCGCCATAGGTCGCGGACAGGGTAAAAGTCGTCGAGCCGTTGGTGGCGATGATGAAGTACGTGGTCGGGTTGGTGTACCCGCTGATGCTTCCAGTGCCACCGAACGTGCCGCTGATTGTCAACTGCTGGTTGACAGTAAACGTGACACCGGATGCCGTGCAAGCAAACTGCCCAGCCGTACCGGTGATGGTCACGCCAGTCAGCACGCCAAAGCTGCCCGGAAACGTGCCGTATAGCACCGGCGTGTTCACCGAAGATGTGATGAACCGCAGATTCTGTCCGGGGTGCGCCACCAAATTGTTGGTGTTGTTGCCGGTGGAGTCGTAGGCAATGTCAAACTGCCACAGGTTGTCATCGCTGGCTGTGAAGTTGTTCAGGATGTAGTTGTAGGGGCCTGAGCCGATTCCGCCACTGCTGCTGGTGACCCACTGCTGCAAGCCATTGTTGTAGCCCGACACCACGTAGTTGAAGCCATTGACGGCGGTCATGGCCATGCCGCGTGAGATGCCGGTGGCGTTCAAGAAGATGCCGTCGTACCCGCCAATCTTGCGGGGCCGTCCGCGCTGGAACCGGACCCATTTCCCATCAACATAGCAAGGCGAGTCGAACACGGTCCCGTCCCGCTGGATGCCCGGCGGGATTTCCATGGATACGACTTTTGCTGTCATTAGAAAGTCCCACCAGCCACGCCGCCGACAAACGTGCCCGTACCGGCCATCGTAAGGCCGCTGGCGTTGTAGTAACCCACCTGCGTGTTCCCAATGACAAAACCGACTTGGCTGGTATTGGGCAGGTAGATGCCAGAGTTCAGGTCACCGGAGAACTTGATGGATGGGACCGCCAGCGATCCGTTTCCAACAGTCAACGAGGTGATGGAGCTCGATGAGCCCGACGCGGCGTTGTAGACATTGGTCCCATCGCAGACAAGAATCAGCGATGTGTTCTGAGCCACGGTGACCGTAGCGCCTCCCGATACAGCCGTCTTCACCGTGAAGGTGTATGCGCCCGTGGTGTTGTTGGTGATGGAGTACAACTGCACCGTGGACGGGACGACCACAATTTGGTTGGATGTCAGTGCGCCGCTGTAGAGCTGGATTGTGTTCGCGGCTTGCGCAGAAGACAGCGTCAATGTGCCGCCGGTCACCGAGACCGATAGCTGGGTGTAGGCGAAGGTGTTGGACCGGCCATAGCCAAAGGTGTTCCAGTTTGTGCCGTTGGACACAATCACCAACGACTCGGTGAGCTGGAGCTGCTGCGAGGATGCCCCGTCGATGGTGTCAGAGCCAGTGACCGCGAGGGTCAGGATGCCGGTTCCGCCGTTGCGGATCATGCAGAACCATCCCGCACCAACGGTGGCCGCTGATGGCATGGTCAAGGTGCCCACGCCGCTGGACCATAGCGCAAGCTGGGCGCGGATGGTCGATGAAAGGGTGGCGTTGGAGTAGTAGTTGGTTGTACCGTATGACTGGTTCAGGGTGATGCCTAGAGCGGTCAGGCCATACCCAGCCAGATCGGATGCATTGGCCGCTGCTGTGCCCGCGCCCAAAACCACGTTGGTCCAAGTACCAGCAGTCGTGGAGTTGTTGGTCAGGTAGATGTACTGCGCGACACCGGAGGCTATTTGGACGATTGTCGTCCCGACACCAGAGGCGGCATAGCTGGTGACGGTGAAGGGGTTGGAGCCAATATTGCGCACCAGCACCGTCTGGCCGGTCGATACCTGCGTTGCCGGTGGCAGGATCAGGTACAGGCCCGTGGTGGACGCCGTGACTTCAATGATGTTGGCCGTCGGGATGCCGGTCGTGCCATTGATGGGCCAGTCCAGTAGGGTGTTGGCCGCGATGGTCAGCGACTCATAGCTGACCGATGACGGGTTGATGGTCTGGCCGGTGAACGGGTTCGTGTACGTGGTCATGTTAAGAGTCCTGTGCTACTGCTTGGCGGTCACCGATGCGGAGCTGGTCTTCGGTCTTCAGCGCGGCCAGCGCGGCATCGAACATCTGCGACCAAACGGCCAGCCGGGCATCGTCCTTGAGGAATGGCGCGGTCTGCTTGAGCGTGCCAAACAGCAGGGCGTTGGGCGCATTGCGGGTGAGCCAGTTGGTTTGGTTGCTGGACGACAGCGGGGTCAGCCGGGTGTAGGTCAGCGCCTCAAAAGCAAAATTGGCGCTCGGCGTCGGCGCGATGAACCAGTTGTCGTAGTCGTAGTCGGCGTAGTACAGCGGCGTGCCGGTGGCGGTCACATCCGGCGAGTAGCTGCTGAGGTACTCCAGCTTGCGCAAGTACACCGGCTGCTTGGTCCCGTCCGCAAGGGTGATGGTCATGGAGACCGTCTTGCGCCACAGCGCTGGCTTGGCAATCACCGGGTTACCGGCGGTCATCGTGCCGTCGGCCACAATCATCTGGCCAAGGGTCTTGATGTCCTGCGCAATCTCAAACTCCGCCAGCATGACGGCGGTGGGGATAAAGTTGACGACCGCAGCGTCGCTGCGCTCCAGATATTGGAGCACCAAAGTGGCCAGACCATCGTAGGTCAGAGCGTAAGCGGTCGTAGCCATTGTTGATCCTTATGCCAGCATTGAAGTAGCCGCCGTTTGCACATGGT